TCTTTATCGTCGTAAATATCCACCTTGAAGGCCCCTTGTAATCCGTATTTTGCTTTTGTTTCCATTTCGTTCCTTGTATATTATGATATTACACTTAAAAATATTCAAAAGTTTCTCAAGTTAAAATAATCTTTGACAATAGCAGAGACGTTTTTCTTTTCGAAACCCCATTCATTAAACCATTTATCTTGTCGTTTCCCTTTTTCATTTTTACAAGATGTGCGAATAGTCATATTATGAGCCTTGATAACTTCCCGTAACAAATTCGAAGTCCATTGTTCCTTGGTCGACACCAGTATAAGGATAGTTAACTGGGACAATAGCAGGCGTAAAGCTGCCAGAATTAACTGTTCCTGCTATAAATGAAAAATCAAACGTACCCTCGTCCTCGTTAATTCTGCGTTGGGAGCCAGATCGAATATTCCCCGCGAAGGCGGTAATCTTTTCTTGCACAATACCTGACCATCTCGCGTTAAACGAGGTAATAAGGAGGTCTAGATCAATGAGGTCAGATGATTGTTGACCTGTGATTAATACGCTTTGAGAATATGCGTCCCTAGGGAAACCGTCTTGAAGTCCAGTAATTAAAATTGCATTAATCGCATTATCGAACGGAATACCCTCTTGATTGCCGCTTGGAGCAGAAGAGTAATTGAAGTTGTCGCCATGTGCCTGTTTGACATCTCCAGAACTAAAAACGATCCCCAAAGTCCCGCTCTCGACTACGGCAGGAAAGAGCTGCCCAGCCAAGGTAACCTCAGCATTGACCCTTTCACTGCCAAACGTATAAGGTTTAAACTTGTCAATGCCGATTTCGCGGCCTGACAAGTTAACCGTAATCTGCTGAAGCTGATCAAAGGGGGAACCCATTATTCGTCGTCCTGTTTTACTCTAGCGGCAAGTAGAATGCTGGATAGGTAAAAGTCGAGACTATGACTAGCACCAATCTCGTAAATTTTATTCAGCCTCTCCTTATTACGATCAGTTGGATCAGCAATATAGCCCTCGATGACGTTATCCCAATTTTCCATTTCTTCGTTAGCGATAATTGACTTCGTGACGCTATCAATAAATAGATCGTCTGCTGCTTGCAGCTTTCTAACCTTGTTGATTTTCCTGTAAGCCTTTGCTACGGCTTTCTCTAAAATAGAAGCCTTGAGGAACGCCTCTTTCACACCTGTTGCGCTATAAGCTGTCGCCTCTTGACTCCCAGTTCCGATTGGGCCGACTGTATCAGTTGACTGAGGGATATTTTTCGTGCCATCTGGGCGACCGGGCTGTCCGGCTGGTGAGCCGCCGCCACCCGAATTTATTGGCTCATATAGACCCATCTTCTTATGATCCTTATATTTTTTCTGAGAGTCAATAGACGAGTTATTATCAGGAAGCTCGCCAGTCTCGATTGCCTTGATAATTTCTTCAGGCGTAAGCATGCCAACCTCGCCCATCCGAGTATAAATTTTAGCTTTCACACCTTGGTCGTCTACGTTAATATCTTCGAAGCAAGGAGTAGGATAGCTTCTAAATCCAAGCACCTTGGAAATCCTCTTGATCTCTCCAGCCAAGAAGTCATTAATGAACGACTCTCTAGCATGAGTAAGTCTCGCTACGAATACGTCAACCTTCTGCTTTTGATTAGCAAATTTCTCACCACCGGCGAACACGTTGTTCAAGCCGATATTAATGTCTCTATCAAGAACTTCGTATTTCTTAGGATCAAGGAGAGTGGCGATTTCAGGTATAACAAACTCAGCTTTGGTCGTATAGTCGGCGATTAGAACGCGTCCGACGCTTTGATTTTCAAACAAAGTCTGTAGAGCGTCTAAGTTCTTCTTGCTTACGCCACCCTTCGCAGGTTCTGTTCCTTGAGTAATAAGAAGAATAGCTTGTTGCATGGTTCTAGCTACAGCCATGTCGATCTTCTTCATTTCGTCTTTGGCGTTGATGTCAGCCAATACTGGGTAACCCATCGGCACCGCGAATGGTTCGTAATCTTGCTTCTTATAAAAGACAGATACAGCGTTATTAGCGTCAAGAGGGAAGACGATCGTCCCTGCGCTCTTCATACTTTTAATTGCAGTCTTAACATTACTTGGTAGCGAATCCAAAAACTCCCGATCCTCGTCTGTCTGAGGATTCTTCAACCTGCTAATTTCATAGCCATTTAAAGTCTTAAAATAAGATCCATCCAAGAAATTTACGTTACCCTCCAGCCTAATATCTGCCGGGTTGAGAACAATGAACTTAATTGGAACCTCAAACTCTTCAGCAGCAATTGAGTGAGAGCTTTTTGAAGCACCGAATACGGTCGTAATTTTTGACACGTCTGCCTTCTGCAACTTGGTATTAAAACGATACAAGAACACGTTACCGCTCCTGAAATACTCACGGAAGAACTGATCCTGTAACGCCCAAAGATTAATCTTCCTGAAGTAAGCCTTGAAGAACTCGCGTGATTTCTGCGTTCCATTTTTGAAGTAAAGCTCACCGACAGAGAACTCAGTCATCAAGTCAATAATATTACGAAAGATAGCAAAATTGTAATAGGCTTTTTGACATAGCTCTACGGCGTCTTTAACAGAAATAGCGTTTGCTCCTCCTACCGTGTTTGTTCCGTCAGAGAATGGGACTAGTCCATCTTCGATGTTTTTATATTTGTCAGTTCTATCAATGACGCCAGCGACATTTCTTCTCGATGACGCCTTCGTTTGGAGCAAGTCCGCAACCATTAATGGAGCGGCGGTTGCAGCCACAGCTTCTTTTTCAATTGCCGGCGCCTTCTTTCTGGCTGGAGCTTTTTTCGCTGTAGTTTTAGTCGTTGCCTTTTTCATAATTAAATTGCGTAGTTAGGAGCGTATGTCCCTAGGATTTTTGCGCCTCCTGCTGAGGAATTAGGGAATCTAATGAAGGTATACATTGCAGACCTTCCTGAAATAGTAGGGAATGGCGGAGGCGCACTCTCAGGCCAATAAATTCCACTTCCCCAAGTAAACGGATTCTCTGGGATATTTGATCCAGAGTTGTTAATTTTGATGACATTAACGACGCCAGTGGCGAAGTTAGCTAAGACAAAGTTAATATCTACGCTGTCTCCTGTAATCGTATACTCTTGTGCATCGTAAACGGCGAAGTCAATTTGATTAGAGGTGGGGGAGGATGGCAAGATATTCGGGCCATTAACTGTATAAGCCACAGAACCAGTAGCACCAGTCTGACCCGTCGCACCCTTGAGAGCTAAGGCTTCCCAGTATGTTCCCGTATTTGATTCTGGGGCATAGCCATTACAGCAACCCGTTCCGTCTCCAGAAATCGACACATAACTTGAGCCGAGTCTTTCAACCACGTCGCTCGCAGCATAGACAGTGGCACTCATCCACGTTCCTAAGAAGTTATTAGAGAGTGTTCCTGTTGATCCAGTAGCTCCAGAGATGCCGTCGCTGCCAGTAGGTCCAGTGCTACCCTTGAGCGCAAGAATTTCCCAGTGCGAACCAGACAAGCTGCCGGGAGAAAACCCGCTATTTTGAGGAACCGCTGGTAGCGAATCGTCACCTGATAGCGAAATCCACGTATTACCCGACTCAATAACAATATCGTCAGAGTAATAATTCGTCGTTGACGCCCAAGTTCCAAAAAATCTATTAGAGATCGACCCCGGTCCACCAGTAGCACCATTAATTCCCGCTTCTCCGTCGTTTCCTCCTGAAGCAACCAAGAACCATTGATTATTTATCGTTCCTGTTGGGTTTTGATTTAAATTACCAACCGCTGCGACATAGCTACCCCCAAGATAGGAAACGATATCGTCCTCAAGGTAAGAAGACGCTCCATTCCAGACTCCCATGAATCTATTACTAATGGAACCAGTTGGTCCTGTCATTCCGGTCTGCCCAGTCGCTCCAGTTGGTCCCGTTGACCCTGTGTTTCCAGTGTAACCTCTCAATCCCTGCGAGCCAGTTTGCCCAGTTGCTCCTGTTTGTCCTGCTGGGCCTGTGGGTCCTGTTGGGCCATGATCGTGAACCTCTAAGACGCCGAGCACGTAATGTTCAGGCTCAGCCAAAGCGGCTCCATCAACGGAGTTTCTTCTTTCAAAACCCCATTTATAGCCAGTTTCAGAAGTATAAGAAAGAGTAGCAAGAAGCTTTGAACGACCGGTTGGTTCTTCATACGAAGACCATACGTTAATATCTTCGACTCTTGACCCTGTAGGAAGTCCAGTAAGATAGCCCTCGTCAGTAATATATCTGCCTGTATAAGGACCGGTAGGGGTGTTAGCCGTGTAAACTGTAAATTTAAGATACTCGCCCGTAACTCCTCCACTAACGAAGTAATTATTCGGGATAATGCCCGAAGTATATGCGTCGACGGTACTGCTAGTATGCAAACCATCGTAGTGGATGTTGTAAGAAAACCCTCTAATTACATGTAAATTGGGATTGATTCCTGCGATTCCAACCACGGACGTATAAGGAGCTTCTTCTCCTGAGTAAATCCCTGTAATTCGACCAAAGTCCCATAGCGGTCCACCGACTGGTCCGATTGCCCCTACGACCCCAGATGCTCCAGAGGGAAGCAAAATCAACTCGCCAGTGGACCCGTCGTCGTAAAGGAACGAAAGACCGGTTACGTTCGTCACTTCATATCCTGTAATTCCTACCCCCGTAGAGCCAGAGACGCCAGACGCCCCAGACGGAATAGCAAACGCGGAGCTAAGCGTGTAACTCGTGTCGTTAGTTCCTGACAGAAGTAAAAACAAATTATTAAAGCCGCCGTTCGATGATCCAGATCCCGAGACGTCAATTACAGAGACGCCTGAGTTACCTGACGGACCCGTGCCACCAGTCATGCCTACGATCCCCGCAGCAGGCTCGGCGCCAGTGACTAGGACATCGTTGAAATACAACTGATCGTCAATAACAGAAAGAACAGAGTCGCCAAAATGGACACCAGAAGTCAAATGAACCGATTTCCAAGGGTAAGATGCGGAACCTATGTCCTGAATACCAGAACCCGTAGGAAGGAAATCGCTTTGAGGGGATAGGCCCGAAGAACCAAGCACATCCAGAATGTAACCGCTGAATTCTGGTTGATTAACCTGTCTGACTTGGATTAAATTGTAGTTAGGCATAATTTTCCTGCATTATACTAGTCAAAGTAGCAATGATGCTACAATGTTTTACACTTACTTAGCAAAAAAAGGAACAAAAGTTTCAAATTGCTCATTGGGAAGCTCGGTGAAATCGAAATAACACTTCACAGCCCATGTCGCAATAAGAAGGGAGGTGTAGTTATCACGCCTAGCACGTCCCACTCCCTGTTCCCTACTAATATGCAGAGGGAAGTCAAAAGTCTGCGTTCCACGAGGGTTTGCCCGAACCTCAATCATGGCACACTGCTTTTTAGTCAGCTTAATCTTAAAGCCAACCTCGTCAATGAATTTAGACTTGGTGATGATGTCATCCTTTACAGTCTTATCCTCAAGAGCTTTGATCAGCTCCATATTTACTTCCTGTCTCATCATGGATGGAAGCAAGCTCTCGCTGCCGCCGGGATGTGAAGCAAACCAAATCTTCTTATAATCAATCTCTCCTTGAAGATGCTCGTTAGCCTGTCTGATCCAGTTATTGTTGGAGAAGACGATTCTGTTGGCTATTCTATGAATTTTTAAATTGTATTCACGCTTAGCCTTGCGCCTCTCTTCGTCTTCATCCTTGGAGGAATCGTATTCAATGAACTTGATATTGATTTTTGACTCTCTTGCGTAGTGACTCTCGTTGTAGGAGTCAAGGAACTGGTAACCTGCATTATCAATAGCGATGTATACGATATTGAAGTTAATCATTAAGTGATGAAAATATTTAATGTGTTCTTTTAAATCCTTGCCGTGCTGTCCATATACGTGAACAAGCACAGACGTCTTTGTCTCTTTGTCTATCTCAAGAACAGACATCCCAAAGTCATCAGAAGTGGGTGAGTTAGAAAATGAGGGGTCAATAGCCATGATATACTCACGGTTGGGGTCGCCCTTCAACATAAGCGTAGGGGACTGACCATCAGGGATTGTCACCTCCATCATTTTCTTGGCAGAGAAAAACCCCTCAGAACCGTCAGAAAACTGAGCGCAATACTCACGTTGGAAAATAGCATTGTTAATACCGCCAGATTCAGCCTCTTTGATAACGGATTTGTTAATCATGTGCTTTGGAATAGCGTCCCATGCGAGCTGAGATACAAAGTATTTGGGTGGAATTTCTCCTTCTTCGTAGGATGCTCCCGAATCGCCCTCTTCATTCTCGTAGTATTTAGGATTGTAAATTTTCTTAATGAAGTCGGCATACGTAACAAAAAGATTCTCAAAGGTATAACTGGCTGAAGACAATCCAATTAACTTGGTTTTGTCTTCGAATATTCTTCTTTCACTCTCCTTCATGACTCCTTGATCAATAAGACTATCCTCCATTTCGAGAATTTCCTGACGCTCGGAGATGTCTTGAGGAGCAGTAAGAAAGGGCTTTAAGACGGTGTCGATGATTTCCCTAGACATAAGGAGGTACTCATCAATAACCAGAATATTAGCGCGAAAACCACGGATCTTCTCACCAGATAAGGGGATAGCTGCAATAGCAGAACCGTTAGATAATTTAAATTCGTGAATGTCGTTGCGCTTGGACGGTTTATTCTCGAACGCTTGGCGGGCTAATACAGCCTTTCGGCCAGAGAGAATTTCTTCAATTTTGTTGAAAATGAAACGCGAAGTTCTGAATGTAGGTCCAGCAATAATAATACGAGAGTCGGGTTCGAGCATTGCCTGAAGCATACAGAAGACGGACGCAATGAACGTTTTGCCACAACCACGACCCCACACACAAAGAGAGTAGTTTCGATTCATAAGTCCTCGAAGTGTGATTTCCTGATAAGGAGCAAGTTTAATGCCAGTTACGATCTCTGCGGTGAAGCCTAAATTATTCTTCAAGAAGTCAACAAGCGTAATGATTGCTTCTTTTTCATTCAGTTCCCCCTTCAGTTCTTTGATGAATCTGAGATTTAAATTCTCTGTAGGTTTATCGTAATCGGGATGACTGTACCAAATAATTACCTCCGGTTTGATTTTTTAAATTATCTTCGACCAACAAGGGTTGAAGGCTTGAGATGGGGGAAGTGGTAATGAATGTCATTATAGGTTCCCCGTGTCGTATTGCAATTGAAGATCCACATCTTTTAACTGTCCTCTGCTTCCAAATAATTGTTTTATCATTCTCTTAGATTCTCCTCGTCCGTCTACAAATAGAAACTGGAGATTGGGGTAGTCGTAAATAAGATCGCGCATTCTGTGAAAAATAAATTCAGGCTCCGCTTTGATCTTTTTGAAGGCAGGGCGCGAGTATTTATAGCTGCTTACTTTATCCATTGCTGCTTCAATCAAGACGACTACGTATTGTTCTGAGACAACAGATCTATCAAGCTCCTTGCGGAATCTCTCGTTGCCCGCGCTCATTGTCGAATAGAAATCGCCCAACGACTTCCTCTCGATGACGCATTTATCAGCATATTCCTCATCCTCAAGAGCATAATCCCCTACATTCAGCTTCTTGGAAATGCACTCATAGTCCTTTAGCTGGAGCGGATTCTGCTCGCGGGTATCCACGATAATACGCTTGTCAGTTGGTAGGATATGCTGGCAGACTTTCGTATCTGGCAAGTAATACCTGTTCTTGTACCCCAACTCGGCACATATGACATAATAATCACCAAACAATTCATTCAAATAGTTCCCTGATGGAACCATGAGGCTACGAAGTTCCACCTGAGTAGGGGTGTATATTTGCTTCTTTAAAATTCTTCTTCTAGACAGGGTCGCTCGACACCATTCCTTAGCATCTTCCGGCGTCTGTTTATTAATCCACCACCTAAGATGGTTTTTGTTGTTGAAGTCATTGTTGAAGTAGAACTCTTTACTTTTGAATTTGATGATGTCGCCGTCATATAAATCATATCTCGGAAACTCGGACTGGTAGTATTCAGCAATCCGCATTCCGTGTTCTCTGAAGTGATAGTGGAACTCCTTCTCAGTGTCGAAGGTTTTATCACATCTGTTACATTTATGTTGTTCTCTATCCATTTAATCAGCCATTAAGGGCTTCGTCAATAGAGATTCCAAGAATCTTAGCTTGTACGTCTTCCATGGACGCCAGCTTCTCAATCTCGTCTTTGACTTTGTGTTTTCTTCTTTCTGCAATTTCGATCAATTCGTTCCTAGTTTTCTCGATTTTCCACTTATCAATGAGATTCAAGATACTAGCATTCTCTTGTATTCTCTTGCTTAGACGATCAGAACGCTTTTGTTTTAGAGAGTTAACCAAATCTTGTTGTCTTTTAATACAGGAGTTGAATTCTGTAGTAGCCTTACCAATGGCTTCAACCAGAGACATAGCCACTCTGGCATGTTCCGAATCATTCTCGCCAGCGCCAGTCTGATTGTCTAGAAGCTTCTGTAGATGCTCTGAACGCTTCTTAATCTTCCTCTCCATGATAGATTCATTAGATAGAATGATGTATTGATCAACTTCCTCTTCGGTCAAATCGGCCTTGTCGTGAGTATAACGTACGAAGACTGATTCGAATAGGGTCCTATCGTTAACCTCTTCATAGGTATTAATTTGACTTTCCAAGCGATAAGTATTGAGATATCTCATCAGGGAGTCCATTTCTTTGGCCTGATTCATGTTCAACTTGTCCTTGTCAATTTTAGTAGAGACTTTAAAATGTTTGTTGACTAAATTAATAGTCTGAATAAGTGTACAGGGCGGCTTCCATACGTTCGTGGTAGAGTTTGTCGGATTTTCAAACGTCTCGATGGGGTTAAGCTCCTTGATATATTCATTGACGGTTCTGGATTCTACTGAAGTATTGTTTAGCTTATTATCCTTGAAAAGAATACGAGCCAACTCCACAGGCGTCATTGTTTTGCAGTTGTTGGTAATGTAGGCTTCCTGTTCCTCAGAAAGAGTCTTCCTTTCTTTTGGAACGTAGACTTGCGCGGCTCGGGGCTTGATTTCGAAAGAAGCTAAATACCCTTTCATTGCCCGACCTTCTTTGCTCCTGCCGTCTACTCCCTCTCCAAAGACATGAAACGATAATTCCGATAGAGAAGGAGACGACCCGCTGTTGTTCTTGTCGTTCCAGTAGTCGAGAATTTTCTTCTTTTGATCGTCAGATAATCTGTATTCTTTAGCCATAATTTCATCTTCTTAAAAACTATTACACCCTAAAATCTAAATTTGGGAATAAAAAAGGTTAATAAATATCCACGTCGCCATCATTAATAAGCTTCTTGGCTTTGATGATAATAGCCTTTGTGAGATTCTTGATTTGCTTGTAGCCGGGACTACGATTTTTCTCGTTAGTTTTGTATCCAAGCTCCTTTGCGACTTCTATCTCAGAGAGTCCTTTGATAAAAAGTCCGTCGTAAACAACCCACTCAACAGGCTTTAATGTCTCTTTCAATTTTGCGTTCAATTTCAGGATAGAGGAGATTGTAGTCATTGAACTAGAGAACTGATCGTTCAGCTCGTGTGAATGATGTTCTATAGACAAGGGAATCTTCACGTCGTAGGCAGATTTCTTGCGCTGAGTCCAGACTTTAAATAGAGGACAGGCTACGCATTGCGTCTCATACAGCTCGCATCCTTCGTCTGGCAGAGATGCTGAACACTTCAGACAGGGACGCGCAAAGTTGGAGAAGTTATTCCTTACTATATTTTTGATCTGATGGGTAATAATTTTATTAATCCATGGCTCAATAGGTTTGCCGGGATCATACTGCTCCCATTTTTTATGAATATGTATTCGGATTATCTGGGATACATCGTCGAAATCCATCCAAGTGATAGACGTAAGCGTCCACTTAGGTCGCCTCTTGGCAATCTCGTTGTCGATAATATCTAGACAATCTTCAAAGAGAGGCTTATTGGATTCAGTCATTTGATCTATTTTGGAAATCGTCTACTGCCTTTTTAAAATCATTACATGCTGAAGGGTTGAGATCATTGATACTCCCTAAGCAGTCGTCTTGACCAACCAGCCCAATATCGACGTCAATACCCTGAAGAGCGTCTGCATCGAAATATTCAACGCTGATGCCATCCAGTTTTTCATCTTCGGTCTTGACGTAGCGATCCCCTCTTGTGGGTTTTAAAGCTACAGGAGTATACGTTTCTACTACTTTTTTAGCTACGGGTTTAGTTGCGAAGCTCTGGCCTGCGTCATTGTGACCACAGAAGCTACAGATCTTTCCGCCAGCTGCAATTCCTTGCTTTCCACATTCTGGACAATATTTACTCATGATGATTTATTATAACAAGAAAGGGGATTTTGTTAACATACATATGGATGAGAATGAAGAAATTAAAAGGTTTTTGCAGGATGTTATGGACAAGACTTATCCCCTGTGCAAATATGAGGATAACGCAGTAGCTGTTATTTCAGCGCAATTAAATAGCAAGGCATACAGTCTATTAAAACAAATTGAAAGAAGAAAAGAACAACATAGCGATTCTTAGGCTCGGCGCACTGGGCGACGTGCTGTGCAGTCTCTCTCTTCACAGGGAGATTAAAGAGAAATACGGGGAGCTATATTACTATACTCACTCCTCAACCATAAAAGCGCTTGGTCCGTTTATCAAGGAGTATGGACTCGTAGATGATCTCATAGACTGTGAAACCTCCCTTTTGGATACAAATAATCATAATTATCACAAATTAATAGCATATCCAATTAGTAAGGGTTATCCATTTAAAATCCCTATGCAAAATCATTTAAAAAGATACATGGAAAGAGAATTAAAAATAGATAAAAAATACGACTTCTTTCTACAGAGTAAACCAATTAACTTTCACCCGTGGAGACAAGGAAAAAAATTCATCACAATCCAAACAAAATGTGGATGGAGTAGATACAAAGAGTGGCCGATAACTAAATGGGAAGAGCTAATTAAAATCATTAAAAAAAATTCGGCTTTAAAAATACATCAAATTGGAGCGGCGAATGACCCAGTTCCCAAGGGCGTGGATTTAAAATTCGACGGCTTCTCCACATGCGTAAACGAGCAGTGCTGGGCCGAAGCTCACATTGGGCTGGACTCTATATTTAATCACACGAGCGACATTCTTTGGAGTCACAAGGCCAAGCGGACGCCCGCCGTCATCATTTTTGGGTCAACTTGTCCCACCGGCTTTGGCTACGAAGGAAATGAGAATATTTTCCTTGACAAATCTTGCCAACCATGCTATAAAGAGAATATTGAAATCGTAAACGCATTAAACAGGAGTTCTTGTAACAATGGTCATTGCTGTATGATGGAGATCACGCCGCAGATGGTGTGGGAAAGACTAGAGAAGATTTTATGACAGATATGAACGATTTTGATTTTACAGTGGATGATTTTATTAGCAAGCTGAGGAGTCTCACTTGGCCTCATGGCAAAGATCCCAGCGTCGTCCCGCTGTCATACGAAGAGTATGTATCTTTGATAATGAATCACCCATTTG